GCAAGAAGGTTTTAGAAATAAAGCTTATCCTGATGGCTCACAGTATTCTATCGGATTTGGCACAAAAGCAAACACACCAGATGAAGTGATTAGCAAGGAAGAAGCTCAAACAAGATTTACTCAAAGAGTCAATCAAGATGTGGCTTTTGTTAATAGATTGCAAGCAGAAAGAGTATCTAGGACTGGTAAGGGTTTAAGCCAAAAGCAATTTGATTCTTTAGTCTCTTTCTTTTACAATGCGGGGCAGGGTGTTAATTCAGTTAAAGACCTTGTTATTACTGGCAACGACGAGGCAGTAATGAAGAAGATGAGAGAATTTAACAAAGCGGAAAAAGACGGGGTTCTTGCTGTCTCAACTGGTTTAGTCTCTCGAAGAGAAAAAGAAACAAAATTATATGGCGAGGGAGCTAAAGAATTAGATGCGGTAGTTAAGCTAACTCCTGAACAAGAAAAGCTAGTAAACCTAAGAGAAGAAGTTACAAGCCGTGTAATTGAAACGGCTATTCGTGATAAGGGAACTTTTAGACCAGTAGGGAACACTGGCAGGGCTAGGCTTTATGTGAATTATATGATACCTGGACTAAACGCAACTAAGGCTTATCCTTTACCTATCGGGCGTGAAAGTGGGAATTTTAAATATTTTGAAGTTGATGCAAAGACAGCAGGGTCTTATACTCCGCCGCCTAAGATAGACAAAACAACAGTCGGGGCAGGTCAAAACGCAACTAAAGTATTGGAGATGTTTCAAGGGTGGTAGATATTAATTTAGCTACATTTCAAGATACACCAGTCCAAGAGGATTTTAGCCTTCTTTCAATTGGCGGAGGCGTTGAAGCGGAGCAAAGAATACAGCAAGGCTTTGAGACAAACACGGGTATTGCTTGGGGTTTGCAAACGGCAGAAGAGGCGGCTTTAAGAGGATTACAGGCTTTAGGCAGAGACGACAAAATGCTTACAGCAGATGAAGCAAATAAGGTTTATGGGGTAGAAGGAAAGTTATCTTTCAATGAAGCAATGCCCGAATCAGTGGCTAAATTAAGATATAACAAGCATATTAATTATGAAGCAAGATCAGAGATTTTAAGTCAAGCAGAGCAGGATAATAAGGGTTTAGAATGGTTTATGCAGGGATTAGCTGGTAATGTTCCAGCGATAGCGGAGGCAGGCTTTGGCTTTGCGGTGGTTAGTGGGGTGGCTCCATTTTTAATAAAAGCGGCACAGCTTGCTAAATATGGTGCAGCAGGGGAGGCGATAGAAGCGGCTTTAATTAGTCCTTTTGCTTTTGGTTCAGGTGCAACGACTGGAATCGTTAGGGGTGCAGTTGGTGAAGGTGCTTATGAAACTCTTTTACAGGTAGGGATTAAAGCTCAAGCAGATAGAAACGGTTATGACTATGATATCTTGTGGGGTTTAGCGAGCATTGCTTTAGGTAGTGCAGGCGGTGGATTAGGTGGTTTTTTTCTTGGGAAGCAAGCCGATGATATAGCAAGCACTGTTAAAAACTTTGAAACGGCTTTAGATGATTTAGTCGAATCGGGAACGATTACAAGAGACGGGCAAGCTTCTATTATGTCTAAGATGATGTCTGATATTAATTCAGGCGTAATCACTGACCCGAAAACAGTTAATGCAGCGTTAAGAGTTGATTATGGAACAGCTTTAAGAAGCAAGATGAATAATCTTTTTGAAAGTGGTTATCTAGACGGGATTATCTCAAAGGCTCAATTAGATAAGCTCGATGATGTTAAATTACAAAAAATTGCAAACACTTTAAAGTTTAAAGCTTACTTGAAACAACAAGCAGGCGTAGAGTCTCAGGCATTTGTTCAATATCTTGATGATATAGAAACTAAAATATCAAATCTTGAAACGCAAAAAGCCTTAAACGCAGACAACCCTAGAGTTGTAGAGATTATCCAAAAGAAAATAGACGAAGCTTTAGACGAAAAAAACGCAATTAATGCAACTAGAAATCAAGAATTTAACAGGATTATTCAAGCAGTATTAAGAGAAACAGCGGAGGAAGGCTTTACTAAAGCGGTTAGGACTGGTGAAGATTTTATTCCTGTTACGGCAAGGGAAGTTAGTGATTTAACTTTTGATGAGTTTTTAAAAGAGTACAAACTTGCAGCAAACAATGTTAGAACAAAAAAAATAAAAACTCTTTCTAATTTTTTAAAAATGCACAGGAAGACACAAGTCAATATAGCAAAGCTTTTTAGGCTAATTGACCCAGTGGAAAACAATTTCAACTTTCAGGATTTGCTTAAATTAACAGATGATGAGCTAAAAGCAGCTTATACTAAACAGCTACACGGAAGGCAAATTTTAAATTCATCATCATTAGAAGAAGCACAAGGAATTTTAAAAGGCACTTTCAAGCAGACCGATGAAACTTTTAACGAAGCAGTAGCACAGCTAGGCAAAGAAACAGAAGAGATACAGAAGGTTGTAAGCAGCTTAGAAAATAAAGATTTAAATGCAATTTTAAAAGATATGAATATCCCAGAAGAAGAGCTGGCAGCGTTTAAAGCTGAAATAGAAAGCAGTGCAGATTACCAAGAAATTCTCAAGACTGATTCAAGGTATCAAGGTTTAGCAGAAGCAGCACGTTGTGTTTTAGGAGCGTTATAAATGTCAAAGTTTGATAAATGTATTGAAGATATAAGAAAGTCATCTGACGGGCAGCTTAACGAGTTTGAAGCTAGAGCTTTATTAGAGGCGATGGTTAAAGAACTTGATGCGGTCGGAGCAGATCGTTTAGCCGAAATAGAAATGGGCGTTTTAAAGAAGACCGCTCAATCTAAGTTAGTAAAGCAGATTGGTTACATTCGTAATAGTTTTGCTGAAAAGAAAGCGGTATCTTTTTTACTAGCAGAAGGTAAATCCGAGGCAGCTTTTAAGATGGGTTATCAAAACCTTATCAGGAACACCGAAGCTAGAACGATGTCTTATAAAAATCAATTTGAGCAAATCATTGCGGGGCATTACCAAAAGATATTTGGAAAAGATAGCGGCTTGCATGAATTTTTTACACCTGGAAAAAAGCACGATACCAAAAAGCTAGCTCAATTTGTAGCTGAATTATCAGATGGTGGAAAGAGAGCCGTAAACAGTCTATCAGAGGAAGATCAAGCACTTTACAAAATGGCTAAAGTCATTAAAGCAACTCAGGACGAGATCAGAGTAAGGCAAGAATACGCAGGGATCCCCGTTAAATATTTAGCAGGGAGGATAGGCTATCAAACTTGGGATGCCATCAAAATGGCAGGGAATAAAGATACCTTTATCGCAAAGGCTTTAAGTAACTTTGATTGGCAGCGAATGAGCATGGGGAACTTATCTACAGAAGCAAAAACGAAATGGCTAGATGATTTCTTTGATCAAGTGCAAAATGGTACTACAGAAGAAGCTAGTGATTTGGCGGTCTTTCAAATTAAGAATTTAAAGACTAAACAGGCAAACCGAAGCGGGGCGGGTGATTATCAAGACCTTTTAACACAGTCAAGACAGATTCACGTTAAAGCTGAATATTGGGATGAAATGCAGCAGGAGTTTGGAGGCGGTGATATTCTTACTGGCTTACAAGAAGCGATGGCAAGGACAGCTAAAAACCTAGCTTTGATTGATAATTTTGGTACAAATCCAAAAGCAGGGATAGAAAATATTATGGATGCTTATAAAGCCCAAAATCCTGAAATTAAGGTTCTTGGTGATTTCTTGGATACTAGTACTGAGCGTAAACAGTTTGGCGAATTAATTGGAGAATACGATAAGCCTAATGATTTTATGCTTGCAAGAGTAGCAGCGACAGGAAGAAAGTTATCTGCGACAGTGGCTTTAGGTGGCAGTGCGATTGCTCAAATTGCGGACGTTCCAGTAAAGGCAATGCGTAAGGCAGTTATAGCAGGAGGAAGCCCAGTAAGTCAACTAAAAGCCTTTACAGGTGAACTTGTTGATAGTTTTAAGCTCGTTAAGGCTCAATATGGAGATGAGATCGCAAGGCAAATTTTTGAGACAGCTCAAGAACAATTAGAAGATACTATCTTTGATTTGTCTAGGCAGTATAGATTTGCAGATATTGGAACGTCCGCAGCAGAAGTAGGCGGAAAATATAATCACGGGATAGCCAATAAAACTTTAAATGCAGTCGATAAGTTTAGCGACATAATGTATAAATTCAATTTCATGGAGCAAATGACTTTAGCCTCTAAGAAAGGTGCTTATGTCAGCATTGGGCGTGATTTCGGGATGATGTCAGCTAGGACTTATAATCAATTACCCGATGTTCAAAAGCAAATGCTAACCGATTTGAAGATTAGACCCGATGAGTGGGATTTTATCAGAACTAAAGCGGCTAAAGCAGAAAATGGCAGAACTTACGTTACTCCTGATGCTTTAGATAATTTGACTGATGATGAAATTAAGGTTTTTCTTTCTAAGCGTGGTGTTAAAGACCCAAGTAAATCAGGCATGGATTTAGCAAAGAGAGAATTAAAAACTAACTGGCAGGCAGCTTTTGGACAGGAAGCGGATAATAGAGTAATAACACCAGGTGCAACAGTTAGAGCTAAGACAACTCATGTATTCGGTGCAAACCAAAGAGGCACGGTATCAGGTGAAATCGCTAGAGGTTTTGCACAGCTTAAATCTTTTCCAGTCGCTTTAGTTCAGCAGGTTATAGGACCAGCTTTAGCAAGAAAGCAGCATTTTGCTTTAGGTACTTTTGCGGCGACTTCTATCGCTTTATGGACTGGATTGAGGGTAGTTCAGGATTTGTTATCTAACAAAACGCCTCGTGATTTATGGATAGATGGAGATGAGGATACTGGAACTGTTTTAAAGAACTGGTCGGGTATTCTTGGGGCAGCAGTGGGTGTACCTTTCACGCAAGAGATAGTACAGGCAGTCGCAACAGCGGCAACGGAAGGAACAGGGGCGGCAGGCATGGAGGCAGGACGTACCCTTTTAGGTATAGCTGGACCACTTAATGCTAATTTAATTAAGACTGGATTAAGTGCAGGTACTATAGTCGGTGGCACTCTTGGGCTTGGGAATCTTGAAGGGGAAGATGCAGGTAAAGCAGCGATGGATATTGTAACTAATGCCCCAATTATTGGACCTGCTTTATATGGTCATTTTTTAGCAAGAACTTTGAAAGCAACAGTTTATGATTCATTCTTTGAATTATGGGATGAGAATTATTCAGATCGTATGGAGAAGGCAGCAGAAAAGCAAGGCAGTGAATTAATATTTGAGTAACCCTATAGTTCACTATAGAGTTTAGAGGTATAATAAAAACATGACCGTCGCAAGTGTTGCTACGACTCAAAGATTTAATGGCAACGGCTCACAGACGAGCTTTAATTTTGCCTATCCTTATTACGCAAATACAGACTTTAAAGTTTATATCGGTAATACCCTTCAAACTTTAACAACTCATTACGCAGTAAATCCTACTGGTTCATTATCAGAGGGGAAATATCCAGGTGCAAACATTGTTTTCGTTACGGCTCCTGTCGCTGGTTCTTTAAACGTAAGAATATCAAGG